TGGCGTGATCATTATGAGTCAAACTACGCAGAACAATTTGATGAGTACTACAGGCTCTGGAGAGGTATCTGGGATCAAAGGGACTCCTTTAGACAATCAGAACGCTCTAGGATTATTTCTCCAGCCCTACAACAAGCTGTAGAGTCTTCTGTTGCAGAGATTGAAGAGGCCACATTTGGTCGTGGTTCTTTCTTTGACATTAGAGATGATCTACAAGACGAAGAACGACAAGACATTACATTCTTGCGTAAACAACTCACAGAAGACTTTGCTCGCACTAAGGTACGCAAAGGTGTCGCAGAAGCCCTTATTAACTCTGCTGTCTTCGGTACAGGTATTGCTGAATTAGTCATTGAAGAAATAAAAGAAATGGCTCCTGCAACACGCCCTGTAATGGACGGTGCGATGACGGCTGTAGGTGTAGAAACTCGTGAACGGTTTATTGTTCGCGTAAAACCTGTGATGCCACAGAACTTCTTGATTGACCCTGTAGCCACTAGCATTGAAGATGCCCTAGGTGTCGCTGTTGATGAGTTTGTTCCTAAGCACCAAGTAGAGATGCTGATTAACTCTGGTGTCTATCGTGATGTATTAATTGAAAACTCTGCACCAGATATGGATCTTGAGCCTGATCAAGACTTAGCACTGTACGATGACGATAAAGTTCGTATCACTAAGTACTATGGTTTGATCCCTCGTCATATCTTTGACGAAGCAATGGAAGACGAGCTTGAAGAAGGTGAAGATATTGCAGACCTTGTTGAAGACGATGAGGACAAAGATAAAGGATACGTTGAAGTCGTTGCAGTCATTGCCAACGGTGGTCAACTTCTTAAGATAGAAGAAAACCCCTACATGATGCAGGATCGTCCTGTTATTGCATTTCCTTGGGATGTGGTTCCTAGTCGTTTCTGGGGCCGTGGTGTTTGTGAGAAAGGCTACAATAGCCAGAAGGCACTTGACACTGAGTTACGAGCCCGTGTAGACGCTCTAGCACTAACCATACACCCTATGCTTGCCGTAGACGCTTCAAGGCTTCCTAGAGGCGCTAAGATGGAGATACGTCCCGGTAAGACTATCTTGACCAACGGTAATCCTTCAGAGATCCTACAGCCATTTAACTTTGGACAAGTAGGGCAGATTACGTTTGCTCAGTCTGCTCAGTTGCAGAACATGGTACAGCAAGCAACAGGTGCTATTGACAGTGCTGGTATGCAAGGTGCTGTAAATGGTGAAGCGACTGCTGCTGGTATCTCAATGGGCTTAGGTGCAATCATTAAGCGTCACAAGCGCACCTTGATTAACTTCCAAGAGTCTTTCCTTATTCCAATGGTTGAGAAGTCTGCTTGGCGTTACATGCAGTTTGCACCTGAGCTATACCCTGTACAGGACTATAAGTTTGTAGCTTCTTCGTCACTTGGTATTATTGCCCGTGAGTATGAAGTTACACAGCTTGTACAGCTTCTACAGACAATGGATAAACAATCACCAATGTATCCAATGTTGCTTGAGGCAATCATTGATCATATGAATATTTCTAATCGTGACGAATTGATTGGAGTGCTTAAGAAAGCTCAAGAGCCTAATCCTGAAGCACAACAACAAGCTCAACAACAGGCTCAACTACAGTCAGCACAACTACAAGCGCAGATCGAAGCGTTTAACGGTCAGGCTGCAGAGTCTAAAGCAAGAGCACAAAAGTATACTGCTGAAACACAAGTTGTGGATTATGAAGCACAAACAGATCGTATCAAAGCCTTATCATTAAATCTTGATCCAGGTTCAGAAGACGATAAAGAGTTCCAAAAAAGAGCCAAAGTTGCAGAGCTTATGATTTCGGAACAAAAAGCAGGAATGACAGCATCACAAGGGGTGACAAATGCTAACAACAACAGAAGTGCAGAAAATACTAGACCAAATCAACAGCCGATTCGACCACCTGAGCAAGCGAATGGACAAACTGGAAACCTCGACCAACTCGAAGCCCTCACAGGTCAAAACAACATCCAATAAAAAAATACCACAGGAAGCTTGACTTTTAGCTACTTCTATGGTATAATAGACTATACTGTCAAAACACCGCAAAGGAGAATGGTTTGACAAAAGAAGAAGAAGATTATTATGATGCATACTTTGAGATGTTTCATACAAATGGTTGGAAACAATTCATTGAAGAAATTAACGACATCATTGATGGTTTTCGTATTGAAGACATCAAAGATGAAAAACATCTAAGCCTTGTACAAGGACAACTTCAGATGTTACAAAGGACGGCTAAGTTTGAAGACGGCCTGAAAAACACTTATGATGATCTTACGGAGAATATTGATGCTTCGTAGATATGATTTTAAGTGTACTGAATGTGAACGTATCGAAGAAAAGTGGGTAGATTCAGAAGACATCTTCTCTACTTGTTTAGATTGCGGTCACACAAGTCAGCGGATAATCTCTAGTGTATCCTCACATTTCAAAGGCAGCGGATGGCCCGATGCTGATGATAAGTGGGCTAAGGATCATGAGAGAGCCGCTGTTAAACATCCATAATGCTATTATAGCACGGAGTAAATGATATGGCAACTTTTATAGACCAGCGTGATGATGAGTTAGAAGGTGAGGAAATTTCTTCCTTAGAATCCTCTAGTGAACCTGAAATACAGGCAACCACTGAAGAGGAGATTCCTGAGAAGTATCGTGGTAAAAACTTAAAAGACATTGTTCAAATGCACCAAGAGGCTGAAAAGCTTTTAGGTAGACAAAGTCAAGAAGTTGGTGAACTACGACAAACATTTGACCAATACATCAAAACACAACTGGCCCAAGAAAACCAAGCCCACACTAGCGCAGCAGAACCAGAAGTGGACTTCTTTGAAGACCCTAAGGCCGCTGTAGAAAACGCAATTGCTAACCATCCTAAGATTAAAGAAGCTGAAACAGCGACTCAACGTCTAAGGATGCAAGAAGCAGTTGCAAGGCTTAAAACAGAACATGCAGACTTTGCCGAAATTCTTAAAGACGAAGAGTTTGGAAAATGGGTAACGAAGTCAAAGTTCCGTGCTGAATTATTACAAAAAGCAGATCGTGAGTATAACTTTGATGCCGCTGATGAACTTCTGACCTCTTGGAAAGAACGACAAACAGTAGTTGAACAGGCTAAACAAAACGAAACAACTTCGCGTAAGCAATCAGTAAAGGCCGCATCTACAGGGAACACCAGAGGATCAGGAGAAGCACCTTCTAGGAAGGTTTATCGCCGTGCTGACATCATTAAACTCATGCAAACTGACCCAGATCGGTATATGTCATTAGCGGAAGAAATCCGACATGCGTATGCAGAGGGTCGAGTACGATAGCTTTATAGGAGAATATCATGGCTAAAGTCACATATCCCGGAGGTTCATCCTCCATTGTCAACGTAACAGCAGCAGCAACTTTTATTCCAGAGTTGTGGTCTGACGAAATTATTGCCGCATACAAACAAAACCTTGTTCTGGCAAACCTTGTTAATAAAATGTCTATGGTAGGTAAGAAAGGAGATACACTACATATCCCTAAGCCTACACGAGGATCAGCCACTGCGAAAGCAGCTAACGTAGCTGTCACCATTCAGGCTGACACAGAAACTGAAGTAACAGTCGCTATTGACAAGCACTTTGAATACTCACGTATGATTGAAGATATTGTAGGTGTTCAGGCTCTTGACTCAATGCGTAGGTTCTACACTGATGATGCAGGTTATTCACTTGCAAAGCAGTTGGATACAGACCTGTTTAACCTAGGTGTTTCTGTAGGAGATGGTAATGGCGGTGCTGCCGGAACTCCTGCAAACTGGATAAACAGTAACGCATTTTATGTAAACGCAGCAGCAGGTATTGCCCTGTACGCTGAAGATACTATGGAAGATACAGATCTCTTTACAGACCTTGCCTTCCGTGCGTTGATCAAAAAGATGGACGATGCAGATACGCCTATGGACGGACGTTTCTTTATTATTCCTCCTTCAGCCCGTCAGACAATGCTAGGCATTGATCGTTACGTGTCTTCGGACTTCGTAGCCGAACGTGGTGTTAACAACGGTAAGATCGGTAGCTTGTACGGTGTAGACGTTTACGTTTCTACCAACGTGCCAGTTATTGAGACTGCTGCTCAGAACGCTGCAGGTACTTCGTTGTTAGATGTACGTGGCGCTATCTTGGCACACAAGGACACTTTCGTACTTGCAGAGCAAGTGGGTGTTCGTTCACAAACGCAGTACAAGCAAGAATACCTTGCTGACCTCTTGACCTCTGATACTCTGTACGGTGTACAAGTACTACGTCCTGAAACTGGATTTGTGTTGGCATTGCCTTCATAATCTAAGTTCTCTCAAGTCCCCTCTTCGGAGGGGCATCCAAATTCTTTAAGAGGTTGATGAATGGCTTTATTTCGAGGTACAGGTGGAGCAGGTAGTACAACTGACAATGCAACTGTCAGTGCTGTAACTACGCAAGCTCAACTAGCGACTACCAAAGCAAATGAAGCATCAGCATCAGCCTCTAGTGCTAGCTCTAGCGCAAGCAGTGCAACTAACAGTGCTAACACAGCTTCTACTCAGGCTTCTAATGCTTCTACATCAGCATCTAATGCAGCTTCTTATGAAGCAACAGCACTCACATCTAAGAACGCTGCAGTAGCTGCTCAGGCCGCTGCAGAGACTGCTAAAACCAATGCAGAAACAGCAGAGACTAATGCAGAGACTGCTGAGACTAATGCAGAGACAGCGCAAGCAGCGGCAGAGACAGCAGAGACAAATGCCGAAACTGCACAGGCTGCTTCGGAAGCCGCTAGGGACTTAGCTCTCAGTTACAAAAATACGACACTTACTTATAAGAACGATGCTGAAACAGCAAAGACTGCTGCAGAGACTGCAGAAACCAATGCAGAGACTGCTGAGACTAACGCTGAGACTGCACAGGCGGCTGCTGAGGCGGCTTTAGACGCTATTGAGGGCTTCTTCCTTGGGACAGCCTCTAGCAACCCTACAGTAGACTTAAATGGCAACGCAATTACAGCAGGTGATTGGTATTTCAATACATCAGATAATACTACACGCATTTACGATGGTAGTAGTTGGAACACCATTAATCCTGATCTGGTTGGCGATAGTAGCCCCCAGTTAGGTGGTAATTTAGACCTAAACAGTAACAACATTACTGGTACAGGTGACTTAAACTTTACAGGTAGTATTACTCTTTCAGGTACGGTGGACGGTAGAGATGTTAGTGCTGATGGAATTAAGCTTGATGGAATTGAGTCGGACGCTACCGCAGATCAAACAGCCGCAGAGATTCTCACTGCCCTCCTTACCGTTGATGGTACTGGTACTAACCTTGATGCTGATCTTCTTGACGGAAATGAAGCTAGCGCATTCGCAACGTCAGCGCAAGGAGCTTTGGCAGATACCGCTTTACAATCTGAAGCAAACGATTTATCAGCGGCTGTAACATGGGCTAATGTGCCTAACGCAAACATTACTGAAGGATCTGTAACTCAACACCAAACGGCTTTGAGCATTGCAGGATCACAACTTACTGGAACTATTGACGGCGGGACATTCTAGATGGCAAGTACAATTAAACTTAAAAGAGGTTCAGGCGAGCCAGGAGCAGGTGCTTTAGTCGAAGGTGAACCAGCATTTGACTTAACAAACAAACGACTGTACACAGAAAACTCAGGTGGTACAGTTCTTGAAATTGGTACAAACCCTACTACTCTACAGGTAGACGGAACGCTAACAGTCGGTGTAGATGACACTGGCTATGATGTAGAGTTCTTTGGTGCTACTTCTGGCAAGTCGATGCTGTGGGACGAAAGTGCAGACAGTCTGATTGTTAACGGTACAGTTGATGTAGTTGGCACAGTTACTGCT